AATGTCCAGTTTCCAGAAGGCGATCGACGAGGCGCTGCGCATGTCCGTGCAGCCGGGCGCGGAACCTATGCGTCCGCAGTCCGCACCGCAAATGTCCTTTCAGGACGCGATCGACTCGATCGTTCAGACGCAATTGTCGGAAGCGCCCGGTGCCACGCCGGGCACGGCACCCGGCGAAGCGGATCTTCTGGAGGGTGCTGCCAAGCAGTATGAAGACCTGCTGATCACGCCGGAAGGCGGAATTGGGATGACTGGGTCTGGCGGGATCCTGCCCCTGCGCGAGATTGAGCGTGGGTTGCGGATGACCGCCGAACAGGCTGCACAGACCATTGCCACTCCGGGCATGCGAGGGCAGTTCATTCGGTCGCTCATGCGACCGAGTGAGTACATCGCGTCGTGGTTCTCCGATGTCGATCCGGCAATGCACAACTTTGTCGCTCAGGCATTTGCAGACAAACTGTCCATGGCTGTCGAGCCGGAGAAGTCTGGGCTCACTGTTGAGGATTTGCGGTCGGAATTGATTGCCATGCGTGGCGCGCAGCAAGGCATGATGCGCGGTGCCCCGGAGGGTGTGATTCCGGACGTAGCGCGTGCAGTTGGGCAGAATGTCCCGCAGATGATTGGTGTTGCTGGTGCGCTGGCGACGGGAAATGTCCCAGTTGCGGCAGGCATCATCAGCACGGCGATGAGTCCGTTCACGTCATATTCGTCGGGCTTCATTGAAGCCATGGACGAGGTTGACCAGCAGCGTGCGGATGACGCAATCGAGGGGCGTCCGCTGACGGAGTACTCGCTTCAGGAATCCAGAACGCGAGCCGAAGCCCGCGCCGTCATTGAGGCTGGAGTGGAGGCTGGTGGCGCTGCAATCGGTGGCAAGGCGCTCGCAATGATTGCGGGTGTTGGGCTCAATACCAAGGTTGGCAAGGCGGCATTGCGTCCGTTCATCGAGCGCGGCGCGCCGATTGTCAACAAGGCGTTGCAGTCCAAGGCTGGCCAGAAGGGTCTTGATACGTTTGCCAGAATTTCCAACGGGACTGCCTCGTTCAGGAACGGGTGGCTTGGCCGTGCGTCCGGAATCATTGGCGTGTCTGGACTTGAGGAGGGCGCGGAAGAGGGAATCACCGCTGCGCTGATGGCTCCGTTCACGGCAGCACCGCTGTCAAAGGATTTGGCTGACGGTGTGTACGGGGCGTTCATTGGAACCATCGCGGGTGGAATCGGCGGAACGGGATCTGTGCTCGCAGTGTCGGGCAATCGGGCGCTGATGAATCGCCGTGAAGCCATGCGGCCCGAAACGGACCACGAACGTGCATTGCGGACCATCCATGGTGACGCGCTGAAGCGTCGGGTGAACTGGCAGGACGGCCTTGACCAGACGCAGATTGCCAGCGTGTCCAGTGCGTTGGACAGCCTGAACGGAATGGACCAGCAGCAGCGCGGCGTGTTCCTCGCTGATTTGGCGCAGCGGCAGGCGGATATCCAGACCGAGGTTGAGTCGATGCTGGACGAACGCCAGCGTCTGGACATTGGTCTTGCGGGTGCCATGGATGCCATGGACGCGCAGGCGATTCAGGACATCAAGGACGACATCGCACGCATTGATGCTTCGATCGGCTCGGCTGTCACCGATCGGCTGATGGCTTCGGCCATCCACAATGCGGTGGCGGAGAAGATCAGCGAGATGCCTGCGGTTATGGAGCAGGCAGATCCGGCCACCGTCTTGAGTGGTATGGGCACCCGGGCTGGGATGACCATGACCGAAACCACGGCCCCGAAGTCTGGCAAGCGTGTCCAAAAGCAGATCGAGGCTTTGGGGCGGAAGGTGGTGTGGTTCCGCCCGTCCGGCAAGTTCAACCCGGCATTCCACTCGATGCGAAGCCGTGGGGTGGTGTACCTGAACGCAGATGCAAAGCCTGATCGGATCATGGCTTCCGCGCTTGAGGAGGTCTTCCACGATATTCAGATGTTCCAGCCGGAGTTGGCCGAGGTGTTTATGGAGCGGGCGGGGCTTGCCCCGATCTACGCGGCTGGGGTCGAATACGCTGGGCGTGGGGCTCCAGAATCGGCTGCTACGGGTCGGATGGACCTCGCGGCCATGGAGCAGGCCGGGGCCGCTCTTGGGGCGCTGGAGGGCGTCCAGCAGGCTCCGATTGCCCCGGGAGTCGCCCGGGCGGGCGCGGCCCGTCTGGAGCAGGAGGGCGCAGCCAACGCCTTTGCAGCGGCAGCGGCGGCTACCCGTGGCGGCATCTTCGGCCCGGCGGTGGCATTTGCCGCCGCACGGGGGTTCCTAGGCCGCGAGGCCATGGCGGCGATGGCGGTATTTGAAACCGTTGCCCGGGCGGCGGCGGTGTCCAACGTCGTTGGCCCGAAGGTGCAGGATCCCTCACTGTCGCCACTTGCCCGCACGTTGCTGTGGGCTGGCAACATGGATGTGAACTTCGCACGTGATATTGAGACGGCACGAAAGTTCGTTGCCAAGCAGGCGGCGGAACGAGTCGGGAAGGTCATTGCGACCAAGCGCGAGAAGGCCGAAGCGGCAGCGCGCAAGGCGCAGGTGGGCGATATTCAGAAGTCCACAGCAGTAGCAAAGTTGCGCGAGGCGTTGGTTGGCCAGCCGAACATGCGCGAGGGTGCACGGCTTGACATGGCCCGCCGTTTCATGGCGGCAGCGGCGTCGATGGCGACGCTGAATTTTCGTCCGCTCACGCCGAGCGAATACCTGCAAGGCCACAAGCGAAACAAGGCTACGCAGACGCTGACCCAGTACACGCTCGATCAGATTGCCAATCCGACAATCGAAACGAACGAAACGGGGACGACGCGCACGTCCTACGAGCCTTATGGGATTCCCGGGCTTGACGTGGCGTACATGATCAAGCGCGTGGAGTCTTTGGATTCTGAAGGCAAGCGCATCGGCGGATACGACGAGGCTGTCGGTCTTTACAGCAATGAGACCGATATCACCGACGTGATTGCTCCAGTGATGTTGCACGCAATCTCTCGGTATCCGAACACCGAGATGAGGTGCGATTGCTACGATGTGCGTCGGCCCGGGCAGGCAGAGCAGAACGGCAAGTTGCCGACTGCGTATCGCATGTTCGGATTCGTGGCGGACGAGCAGGCGATGCCCAACGGGTATGCGCAGTTTGATCCGCAGTATTTGACCCCTCCATCCGGCATGACGCTGGATGAATACATCGACCTGCTTTCCAAGTACTGGAAGTCAGAAGGCTGGGTACCGGAGACAGATGCAAATGGACGAGTCACGAATTACCCCGGAGTCTGGTTCGCCAAACTCAACCTCTCTGAGTCCGAACGAGAGCGGATTCGTAGCACTGGCCTTGCGGGCTTCACCGCTGACCCCAGCCGACTGGAAAGGATTGCGGCAGGACGAGGCGAACGCGATGCTGTCGTTGGTGTATCAGTCGATGGAGAAGGCAGACCCAGCCCGCGTGTGGAGCAAGTGGACGCGGCAGGAGGTGCTCGCGACGATCAAGGGGATCGCAGAAACCCGTCGGCAGATTCTGACATCTTCGTCGGCAGTGCTCGACGCATCTCTCTCGTAAAACTCACGCTCGCGCTCAAGCGCGAGTTGGACACGCTGACTCCAGACAGCAAGGGGCGTTTGCTGTCTGCAAGCCAGTGGCTTCCGGCTGCGGTGAAGGTCGATCCCGAAGCGGCAGAAGCCGAGCGCATGGCGGCAATTCCGGTGATTGCCGATGCGATGGCTCGCGTGCGATCGTCGGAACGTGCTGTCGCAGAAGCGCAGGACGCCATCGAAGCCGAGCGCAAGCGTCTTCGTGCGGAACTGCGGCGCAAGGACGCATCGCCTGCCGAACTTGCGCAGACGCAAGCGTCGATCGTCCGACTCAATCAGGGTCGTGACATCGCGTCGTTGGCCGAGACCGCGTCGTACATGACGGCAGAGATCGGCACCATTGTCGCAATCACGAATGAACGTGCGCGCATTGTTGCGAAGCGCGAGTCGTTGCGGCAGTATTCCAAACTGAAGGGCGCATACGCAAAGGATGACGTTGATCAGTCGGCAGAGGCTCGACTGGTCCGCCTTGCCGACGCCGCCGATGCGAAGGATCGCATCGCTGCATTGACGGAACGAATCCGCGACATTGACCAGCAGGTGTCCTCATGGGTTTCTGGTGATCCTCTGGTGCAGGCGCTGATGCAAGCGCAGGAGGATCTCGCGGAGTCAACTAGCGCGCTTGCCGATGCCAAGGCAAACACGTTCGGAGACATTCTGGCCGACAAGGGCATCATGTCCTATCGGATGGCCGGGTCGCGGAAGTACACGGTTGGTGAACTTCAGGTGCTGCTTGATTCCTTCAGCCAGTCCATCATGGGCTGGCTCACCGAATACACGCAGGCCAATCCGATTCCGAAGCAGGTCGAGCAGATCATGGTGCGATCCATTGCTGACGACCTCAAGTATGCGGCCACCAAGGCTGGGTCGGCCTCGGCGCTGGAATGGTATGGACGCCTCGTTGACCAGATGTGGTCGGAAGCGTCGCGCCGATACCCGGAGTTGGCAAAGAAGACGAGCGACGATCGACGCGTATTCGCGTTGATGCTGGCAATCACGTCGCAGGGCGAACGGGTGTCGAACAACGCACTACTGACCCGGGCCTTGTATGAGGCGTGGGTGAGCGCCGGGCGTGATCGCATCGTGATTCCTCCGTCGTTCGATGCCCGTCACGTTGGGCCGATGATCGGCAACCTGAACAAGTTGAACGTCCTTCGTGAGACTCTCGGCTCATGGAAGGCTGTCGAGAAGTTCATGTTGACCAAGGCGAAGGTGCGCCAGCACAACAAGACCTTGCGCGAGATGAACCTGTTGTCCGAGAACGGAAAGGTGGTGTTGATCAACGACGCCGCCGACGACATCGTGTACATGTCGTCCGTTCTTGGTCCGAAGATCGGATCGTTCTTCAACAACCTTTACAAGCGATTCGACACGCTGACCGCAGATGTCTGGTTCACGCGGACCTTCATGCGTCCGCTTGGCATGCTGCGAAGACAAGATGACACGGCGATTCGGTCGGCTATTGCTGATGTCGCACAGGAACTGGCGAAGGCACGGGCAATCGTTGCCGCAGGGAATCCTGATGCCGTCGGGTTTGCCGAAGCAGAGCAGGTATTGCGTCGAATCCCCGCGAACGTCTTGGAAAATCCGGCGCTGCTCGATCAGGTTGCGACGAACTTCGACGTTGAATTTGCAAAGGATGTCCGCAATCGCGTGGTGGTTGGCACCTCGCTGAAGTTGCGGAAGAAGTCCCCGCTTGAGGCTGCGCTTGTGCGGTATGCCAAGGCGCTTTCGGCGTCGGCGGCGGCTCCAGAGTCGAATTACATTCGGACGCAGATGCGGTCGATTCTGACGCAAGCGATTGATGTTGTCAAGAACGAGACTGGCTTGCAGTATGAGGTTGCAGACGCGCAGGCCGCGCTGTGGTATGTGGAGAAGGAGTTGTACGCCATGTTCGGCGCGGCGGATGACCCGGTGGGTCAGGACTACCGCGTGGCGATGCGCGAGGCGATGTCGGTGGATCTCGGCACGTCATCGGCGCAGGCACAGTTGCGCAGCGCATTGGCGGAAAATGATCTCGACGCCACGGTGGCGGATGGTGCAGATGCTGGTGTTGTTGCCGAGCCGCAATCCGAGTCCTTTGCCCGCGAAGAGGCGCAGGATGCGGAGGTCCGCAAGACCAAGGCCGCAATCGAAGCAGAACTTCGGTGGGCCGCTGAAAGCGGGTTTACGCTTGAGTCGTTCGCACGCGAACCGTCTGACGAACTCAAGGCGCTGGTCGCTTCCGGAGACGCCAAGTTTATTGGAAGCCCAAATCCGACCAACCCAGTGATGCTTTATCACGCGACGGACGAGGTGAAGTTTTCCCCGTATCGGTCGGAAACTGGCAAGTTGCTTCGCGGGTTGTCGCTGTCAACGGTCGATACCGATGAACTCAAGGTCTTTGGCAAATACATTCATGCGTACTACGTGATTGCCACGAACCCGCTTCGTGTTGAGTGCCATGGTGCGTCGTGGGACAACATTCCGAGTTCGGCGTTGCCGTTGGATATTCGCGATGAACTAGAATACGTTGCTATCTCAACGGATAAGGTTCAGCAAGTTGCGCTTGCTAACGGGTACGACGTTGTTCACTTTGTTGGGGTCAACGACGACGTTGGAACGCACGATGAAATTGTCGTCAGCGGACGCCGCAACCTCATCAGCCCGTTCACTGGTGAAACGCTGGAGCAAATGGACTTTGCAGAGATGCGAGTAGGGAATGTTCCTCCGCTCGCGGCGCTGTCGGGCAGTTCGCCACTTGGCGGATCCACCGGAGCAACGCTTCAGACTGCGCCTACGGGTGAACGATGGGTTGTAAAGGGCGATCTTGGCAACGCGAACTTCGGTCGGAACGAACTGCAATACTTCAACGCGTATCGGTTCTTTGGACTGCCTGTTCCTGACCATGGAATGGATGTCCGGGTTGGAACACCGGATCTCAACCGGGTTTTGATCACTCGGTACGCCGAGGGGTATCAAACGATCGGGCAGTTCCGAAAGGAGATGGGGCAGCGAGCGTTTGAAAAATCACTGACATATTCGGACTTGGGAGAACACATCGTTCTGCATGCATTGGCACGCAACTGGGATGTCATTGGCATGGACGGTGACAACACGCTTGTTGACCCGGACACTGGCAACGTGCTGTATGTCGATCTTGGTGGCACGGGTGGTTACCGCGCACAGGGGGAGGCCAAGCCATACATCACAGGGCCTTGGTGGTTTACTCAACTGCAAACGCTCGTGGAGTACAACCCCGATTACTTCTACATGCCGCCAAACGGCGCGATTATTACTGATGTGCTCACGTATTTCAAGGGTATTGCAGAAAACCGCGCCGCGCCAGAAGAAGAGCGTGTCAACCTTCCCGGTGATCTTCAGGAGCACGTGCGGACGGTTGCCGCATGGCTGCTTGGCGTGTCTGGAATGACCAACACCTTGGAATTGTCGAACATCCTGTTTCAGAACAGGGACGAGGCGTCAATAGAGCGCATTTATGAGCATGCCGGGAAGCGGCTCGATGCACTCCGAAATTCCACGAACACGTTTGCGACGTGGCAGAGGATGACGTTTGAAAGCATTCGCGCCCTCGTAAGCGACGGACGAGTTGCACCATCCAGCATTCGCGAACTGATCCCTGACGAAGCACTTGATTTTCGGACCAATCAGGACGCATACGCTGCTGGCATTGCTGCGCTGCGCACCGCAATGATCGAGCGCGAACAGTCCGGCGAAGTCAATGTTGCGCTGTTGCCACGGTTTGTGGATGCATATATGCGGGTGTCTGGAAATACGGAACCAGAGATGGTGTTGTCGAAGGTTCTTGGGGATACCGATGCGCGTCTGATCGGGTATCTCATCAATGCGCATGATGGATTCATTGCCTCGATGCGGAATGAAGAACGCCCAAGTTCGTCCGCATATGGCAACTACGCCAAACTAGTCAAGATTCCGGGCACGTCGGTCGTTGAACAGGTGTTCGGAACTGCCACTCCGGTTGGTGCTGGGCCAAGCGCAACAGAAAGCATGGCGCGAGATCCCGACGCTTCAGATGCCGAGCGAGACGCATTGCGGTCACAGATTTCCGACATGCAGCGCACGATGCGGGATCTTGAGAACACGACTGCTGCGCAGCGTACAAACGCCATGCGCGAAGTGCGGGTCTTGCAGCGCAGGTTGTCGTTCGCGGAACTGGTTGCATCGCGCAAGGAAGGACAGGCGCAGCGATTGAAGGCGCGGCTGGAGCGTGTCAAGGCCATCAATGATGCCGAGCGGATCGCTGCTTCGGAGACTGCAAGCGCGGCTGCGAAGAAACTGGAGGAGGCGCGTGCTCGCGTGGTCCGCCTGCGCGAGGAGATGCGGGATCGCAAGTCCGAGACGCGAGAAGCAATTGAGGCGCTGGCCGAAGCGGAGGATCGTGTCGATCGCATTGCCAACTGGGCGTATGCCATCGGACGAAACGAGGGCTTGGTTGCCGGGCAGGTGTTTGGAATGCAGAAGGAACGCAACGCGGCCAAGCCTTTCCGTGAACGCGTCGCGGTGCTTGAAGCACGCGTTGCGCAGGCCGAGTCTGCGTTGCGCGCCGCGACCCACAGGATCAAGGTTGATGCCAAGGCGTCTGCTCGGGCAATCGACTTTGCGCACCAGATGGGTCTTCGTGCTGGGCAAGTGCAGGGAATGATGCGTGGTCGGCAGCAGATCCTGAAGAAGATGCAGCAGCGTGAGGACACGCTTCAGCGCCAGATTTTCGCGATCAAGACCATGCTCCAAAAGTCACGCAACGTGCTGGCAGTGCAGCGTGCAGCGCGGCGGATTGCCATGGACGCGGCCATGATGCTTCCGCGCAATCTTCGCGGCCCGCTTGCCACGCGAATCGCCAACGCAACGACGATTGCAAAGGCCAATCGAGTTGCAGTCGAGGCAACCAAACTGGCCGTCAATGAGGAAGTTCGCCAGCAACTGCGGGTGATCTCTGCGCTGCGCAAGCGCATGAACAAGCGTGGAATGCGGTGGGACGTGCGGCAGGCGATCGAGCGTTTGCTGACGAAGGCGGACGCCAATCTCCGGCAGGCCAATCGCCGTCGCATCTATGCAACGGTGGCTACCGTGCCGGGCATGGGTTCGGCAGTGGTCAACGCTGTAAACATCTACGCGCAGGTCTTGGATTCGGCAAATGACGTGCAGGCTGCGTTGCTGCTGTACGAACAGGACCGGGCGTCGTTCGTGGCCGGGCAGCAGCAGCGCGTCGCCAGATACAACGACCTGAAGACCCGCCTTGCAACCGCCATGACTGGTCGGCAGACGCTGCCGATGCGGGATCGTGCGGACCTTCCACCTCGCCAGTCGCTGGCGCGCCGCATTTCCATTGCCAACTCGGACATCTACACCCTGATGCTTGAGGTCGAGGGCACGATGGGCGGAGTCATCAACGAGATGCTCGTCGGCGCACAGGATGCGAAGGGCGAGGCTGGGCTTGAGCATGCGCGCATCGTCAATTCGCTCGGCACTGCACTTCGTGCGGCGGGCTACGCTGGCATCGAAGACTACGCACTTCGCAACGGTCTCAACGGAACGTCGATCGCAGAGACCATGGACGTGGTGCTGGAAGGTCGGACGCGGACAATTCCAGTTGGTTTGGCCATGTCCATCGCGGCAATGGATGACGAGACGCTGGAGTTGTTCATTCCACCGACGGCACCGGATGCGGCACGGCAGGGCTTGCAGTTCGCAGGAGCCGAGACGACCCTCACCGTATTCCCGACGGACGCGGAGATCCGGGCGATTCGTGCTGGGCTGACTGCGGGACAGCGCGGCCTGATCGATGCGATGAAGGACGTGCTTGAGGTGCAGATCCGTGACCGTGCAATGGAAGCCGTGTTCCTTGTCGAGGGCGACCAGCCCCCTGTGATCACGAACTACTGGCCTCGCGTCCGAAACATGGACGAATTCCAAGGCGAGTCAAAGTCAGTGCTGAACCAGCATGGGTCGTTGGTTCGCAGTGCGCTGACCAGCGTTGGGTTCACCAATGCCCGTGAAGGTGGACGCCAGCCGCTGATCTATCGCGATGCATTCCAGACGTGGGAGCGGCACCTGCATGTTGCGCTGGACATGATTCACATGGCGCAGCCCTATCGCGATGCATCGACCGTGCTCACCGATCCCGACATCGTGGCGGCAATCGATCGGCAGATGGGACGCAACACGGCGGAGGCGATCCTCGCGATCTTCAGCAACGGCGTCGGGGCGACGGCCCGGGCGTCAACGAACGCCATTGACCGGATGACCAACAACGTCACGGGCGCGGTTCTGTCGTTGTCGCCGCGCACGGCAGCGAAGGTCGTGGTCGGTGGAACGATTCGTCTTGGCAGCGAGATCCCCGGCAACTACTGGGTTGAGGGATTGTCGCGAGCGGCCATCCGCTTGCGTTCACCGAGCGCATGGGCTGCTCGCGTTGACGAGATCCATTCTGCCAGTGGCTACTTCACGCGGCGGCATCAGATGCAGATGCGAGGCATCGTGTCAGGCACGCTGTCTGCTGGCGATCGAGTCAAGGTGATGACCGCAGCCAAGGGAATGGCGCGTGCGTTCGCAGCCGCTGGGCATGCGGCCATTGCCAAGAACATCACCGACAGTTTGAATGCGCTGGGGGATGCGACCGACAATGCGAACCTCACGCTCACCGCATTGATCGACATGCTCCGGCTGATGGACGAGCACATCATGTCGGTCGCGGTGGAAGCACGACTGGCAGAGGCGAAGGACGAGGGCTTGACTGGTACCGATGCGTTTGAGCAGGCGGTGAAGCGGGCCGAGCGCGACTTCCGGCTGACCCAGAATGCCAGCGATGAATTCGATGAGACTGCATTCGCTGCCGTCAATCGAGTGCGTGGGTCCGGCGCAACGTGGCGCATGCTGTTCGTGTTCAGCAGCGACCCGCTCAAGGCGCGCAACCAAATCCGCCGTGCGTGGCTGTCTGGCGAACGACGAATCGGTACTGCGCTCGCCATTTCAGGCAACACCGCGAGCAGCACGATCATCGGTGTGGCGTCAGTCGCGACGGTTGCATACATGGCGAAGACGATCGCGGCCCTGTTCGGCGGAGCCGACGAGCCTGACGACGAGGAAGACAAGGCATTCGCTGAAGCCGTGAAGTCTGTCCCGGCATCGGTTGCAGCCGAATTGATCGGCTCCACGTTCGGATACGTTGGGCTCGGATTCTCGACTGCCCTGCAATCGATCGTCAATCGCCGTGCGATGGGACAGGCGATCGTTGTACGACCGATCGAACAGGCAGCGCGTGAGATGCAGGCTGACCGAGAGTGGTACTACAACGCCGTGCCTGCATTGCTGGCGCTGGGCCAGTTGCGTGGCGTGCCCGTGTACCAGTTGTATCGGTTCGTTGCGCAGCAGATTCCAGAAGAGGAGAAGGGCAAGGAGCGCACCGTGCAGGAAGCCGTCGATCGTCTGCGCATGCGCTACTCACCAGATGAAATTCGCAAGCGCATTCGCGAACAGGCAGCACGACGGACGGTCCCAAGAATTCCCTAGTTCGCATCGAGGCTTCGCCTCGCTGCTCGCTACGGGAGTGAGTAGTAGTTTGTTTTTATAAAGGTCTCGCAGGGGGCTGCGCCCCCCGCACCCCCGCACAGCCCCGAGCGCAGGCTGCTGGGCTGTTTGCAGTTCAACTGGTGAGTGAAGGAACACCATGACCCCGGCAAGAGGTCACGGGAATCAGCCCAGCCGGAGCCGTGCGAGGTTTCCCATTGCCCACATGTTGCACCATTTCGCTGGGTGGTAGCCAGCCGCCTCACTGTGGGATGAGCGCGTCGTGTCAGGGCGACGGCGCGGGCTAGGGTCATGTCCCGCGTCTTGAACCACTTTGCCCCTACCGTGCCGGGCAATACTTGCAGGAGCATTGACCCGCAGGCCAGAGTGCGCTATGCTCCCAGCGCGTTTGGTTGTGCTTCAGCCAGCATGGTAGCGTCCCGGTCGCGCCCATGTCAAACGCAGGGTCAGGGGGACGGGCGCGGTCAGGTGCCCGTCCCCACCCCCATTCAAGCCCCCGGAAGCACGCCCCTGTTGCCGCAAGGCCGGGGGCGTGTTTATTCATGGCTTGCGATGAATACTTCCGATGGGGGTGTATGGACCTGAACACTCCTGAATTACGGTAAGCCTGTGAAACTACCGTGGTCGGTGACCTCACTCGCCCGCAACATCCACCACGTAGAACTGGTGGCGAAGAGCGTGACCGACCACTGGTGGTTTCTGTTATCAGGGGACAGACATCACGATAACCCATTGGCAAATCACGATTTAGAGAAGCAACACTTCGCTGAAATGGTTCGGCGCAAGGGTGGTTGGATCGATGTAGGTGACCTCTTTTGTGCGATGGAGGGGAGAGCGGATCCACGGCGAAGTCGCAAAGGGGTACGAGAAGAGCACGCTCTGGCCCCGGACTACTTCGACTCGATCGTCAACCATGCGGCGACGTTCTATGCGCCGTACTCGCAGCACTGCGTCGTGATCGGGCGCGGCAACCACGAGTCTAGTGTCCTCAAGAATAATGAGACGGACCTGACCGAGCGGCTGTGCGAGCGCATGTCGATGATGTCAAAGCATCGGGTGCATGCTGGCGGGTACGGGGGCTGGGTGAAGTTCACGGCCAGCGTGAACAGCCACCGCTTCGCCCTGAACCTGAAGTATTTCCACGGCAGCGGAGGGGCCGCACTGATGTCATTCGACACCCTGAAGGTTCGCCGTCAGGCTGCGGTGATTCCAGACGCGGACGTAATCGTGCAGGGCCACGTCCACAAGCAATGGGTGATGCCGCTGGCCCGGGAGCGCCTGATCTACGATCGCAACGGCATGCGCGTCGAACACGACACCCAGTACCACGTGCGGGTCGGGACGTACAAGGACGAATACGCCGACGGAAATGGGGGCTTCCACGTGGAGCAGGGGCGCACGCCGGAAATTCAGGGCGCAGTATGGATGCGCCTCTCGTTGCACAAGGGAACCGCTCCCAGCGGGTGCATGGCCTATCGCCTGAAGCCGGAGTTCTTCCCCGCAAACTGACCGTTTGAGGAGGACAGATGCGCGTCAAACTGAACGGCAAGTGGTGGACGCTGCGCTTCGTTCCGCAACTGCGTGACTACGGGGACATGGTTGATCCGGGCAAAGCGGAGGGACGGCGAATCCGCATCGGCACGTGGCAGTCCGAGGAGGAATTGTTGGACACCCTTATCCACGAACTGTTGCATTGCATCGAACCGTCGTGGTGCGAAGAGCGAGTTGCACAAGCCAGTCGTGAAATGAGCCGGGTGTTGTGGCGACTTGGCTACCGGATCGACAAGTCCGAATAAGGTGTACGAAAGTACTACATATTTGAACAAGTACCGTCGATTCGATCCATCATCGAATTGCGGTCGCGCCCCGAAGCGGTACGCGTTTTGCGATAGCCGTACGCATATTTGATTGCGAATTCCTGACGGACCCGGTTGCGGTGTGTCGATACGGTCGCTATCGTGCGACTCGCAAGCATGGTGCTTGCCACAACCGGAGACTGACCCATGAAGATTGTGATGGACATGCCGGAGGCTGAATACCACAGCCTCGACCGTATGAGCGCAAGCGCGCTCAAGACCCTTGACCGCGCCACGCCGCTGCACCTGTTGGCCGAGCGGGAGAACCAGACCGACTCATCCGCATTTCGCGTTGGCCGTGCGTTGCACAGCCTGCTGCTGACGCCAGCCAAGTACGAACTGGACTTCGTCACCTCCCCAGACATCGACCGCCGCACGAAGGCTGGCAAGGAAGAGTGGGAGAAATTTCTTACGATCGCTGATGGTCGCACGGTCCTTACCAAGGACGAGTCGAACCTTGTCGAAGAGATGCGTGGCGGCGTGATGTCCTGCGAAACCGCACGCCAATTGCTCGCTGCGTGTGGGACCTGCACCGAAATGACGCTCATTGGTGAGTGGGATGGCATCCCGTGCAAGGCCCGCATCGATGGATTCATCGAGGAACACGGCACCATCATCGACATCAAGACCCATGGTGGCTTGGCATCGCCGCAGGAATTCGCCAAGGCTGCGCACAACTTCGGGTACTGGACCCAGTTCGCGTTCTATCGCGAGATGCTGCGCCGCGCTGGCAAGGAGGTCACTAGCGTGATCCTGATTGTCGTAGAGAAGAATGCACCGCACGCATGCCTGTGCGCTGCGCTGCACACCGACCATCTCGACCTCGCGACTGCCCGCCTGCCTGAACTGCTCGACCTCTACCGCAAGTACATGGACGAACCCGGCCAAGGCTGGCCAGATACCGTGACCGAAATCCGCATGCCCAACTGGGCGACCACTGACCTACTCGCACCTATCGGAGACTGACCCATGAATCGCACAGACTTCATCGGAGAACTGGCGGCTGCGCTCGCCAAGAGCAATTTGGAAATCCGCAATGCGGAACTCGACCGCGTCAACCCCCACTTCAAGAACCGCTACGCCACGCTCGGGAGCATCCTCAACGCGATCCGCATTCCGCTTGCCAAGAATGGAATCGCCCCTGTTCAGACCGTGAGCATGGCCAACGGGATGGTCACCGTCACTACCTCGCTGATCCACGCGTCGGGTCAGGCGATCGAGGACGTGGCCATGTTCCCGCTGCCCAACAACGCCACCGTGCAGCAGATGGGATCCTGCATCACGTACCTTCGCAGGTACGCGCTCGCGGCCATCGTCGGGATCGTTGGTGACGAGGACGATGACGGGGAGAACGACCGCGCTACCCGCTTGACCCCGGTCCGCGATGCGTTCAAGCCCACGCAGGCGCGTGGTGCGGCGGAGGTTCCCGCAAAGAAGCCTGCGCCTGCGGCGACGCCAGCGCAGCCAGCGCAGACCGAACCTATCGGTGACTGGATTGCCATCACCGTCAAGTACGCGGACGAGGGCGTGGCTGGCAAGAATCAGACTCCGTATGTGAAGTTGAAGGACTCCAACGGCAACGCCTACTTCGTGTGGGATGAGCAGTTGCACGGGGTTGCCAAGGCCGTGCAAGGGCAGACGGTGTGGATCATCACCGAGGCGTCCAAGAAGGCCGATGCGCCGCCCCGTGTCACGCAGATCCGCATGAAGCCGCCGGAGCCCGCCTCGATTGCGGGGGACATCTTCGATGAGCAGGACTGACCTCGCAGCAAATGGGTTGCCTCCCCGGCGCACGCCGGGGCAGGCAACCCGCTGGGACACGCAGGATGCAGCATGGGATGCGGTGCAGCCACGGCTAGCAACCATTCAGCACAAGGTGCTGGAGGCCATCCGCGAATGCCCGAGCACCTGTGACGAGTTGGAGCAGGCGCTCGCCCTCACACATCAAACATGCAGCGCAGCCGTCAACAACCTGATGAACAAGGGATTGATCGTGGCAAGCGGCTATCGCCCGACGCGCTCCGGAAGATCCGCCCGGGTATGGAAGTGCGCCGACTCGGAATTCCTGTTTCCAGTGGGGGCAGCATGACCGACATCGTCAACCGCCTGCGAACGAACCGCGACTGCCTCGCACCGTGCCTCATGGACGAAGCCGCCGATGAGATTGTGCGCCTTGAGCGCGTCGTGCTGGATCTGATTACCGAGCGCGACGAGGCAAGGCGGGAGGTTTCGTTCCTGCGGCCAAGCGTTTGTCTAGGAGCGCAGACCGCACACGAATACGCAGAGGCTCGTGGTTGGGACTGCTTTAGACAGGAGGACGGGAAATGAGTGATGATCCACTAGCGCGAGCGCACCAAGAGATCGAGCGCCTCACGTATGAATTGAAAGTAATGACCGAAGAGCATCGCTTGGCGTGCGCCGACAGAGACGAAGCACGAGACGAGATCACCAAGATCAATGACGAGTGCACAAAGTTGGCGTGCAGAAATGCAATACTGGTATTGCAATATGAACGCGCTTCGCACGAAACCGTGCGCGTGAAATCCAACATCGAATCGGCTCTTCGGAGAGCCCTTTACGAAGGTACAGGGTGATCCATGCCACGCAAAACGTCCGTCATGTCGGTGCCGGACCACGACCCACTGCTGCAACACCGCTTGAGATTGAAGGCGGAGGAGCGAGAAGCACGAGCGCACGCCATCGCCGCGTCGCTTGACGAATGCCTGACCCTGCTGATGCTTGCCTTGACACAGGCAGCGGCGACGCCGAGAGGGATGCAGGCGCGGCGCGCCAACAGACTGCTGAACAAGTTTCGTACGCTGCGCGACCGTGCGCTAGAAGGACACTCGCCGTGCAGCAAGCGAGCCGAATCAACACTGGAGAACTTGCATGAAGCACTGGAATCTTTCGATCGACTGGTTCGATGATGGTAAAAAGGTATTGTCTGCTGTCACCTCGACCGAGGTCATGGACGGCGAGAAGGCGCTGGACTCGGTGATGCTGCTCACGTCGGGCCTGTCTGCTATGTGCGACTTGGGGAATGACGTGCTGCGGAAGGACAACATGACGTGGGATCGGCGGGCCACCAGCATCATGCTGGTGGTTGGGTCCAAGCGCCGTTCAATCACCGTGGAACAAACAGCAGCAATGCAGGAACGTGAGGCCAACAAGTGCGCGAATCAAGTGATGGACTGGCTGACCGGAGCCGAGACGACGGAACTCCTAGAAGCCTGACCATTACGCTTCCGCCACCACAGATGCCCGGTGCCAACGCCCGCACGCACTGGCGCGTACGGCACAAGGCTGCGCGACACGACCGCTACGTGGCGGCATCGCTCGCGCTGGTGGAGATGCGCAAGTGCGCATCGTGGAATCCGCTCCGGCAGGCGGTCGTGTCCGTCGTATGGCACGGGCGCGGTCGCCTGCCGGACGTAGACAACATCGGAGGCAAGACCAAGGGATACATTGATGGCCTCACCGATGCCAAGGTGTGGGCCGACGATGCCGCCATCGTCAGCATCCGCTTCACCGTGGAGCGAATTCGGAAACCAGACCAGCCGCGAGTCGTGCTGAACATCGAAGGTGTGTGATATGTGCGAGTTCCCCGACTATTCTGCTAGTTATGCACACAGGCTGGGGTGTAGGTGTGTTCGGTGCAACGGCTGGAACACAAAGAAGCAGGCGCGCCTGCTTCGCCGGACGCGTGCCTTGGTGACCGATGGACCGTTCTGCAATTTCCCCGATCTCTCGCCATGCACCGGGTACCAGTACGGGTGCAGGTGCGGACGCTGCATGGCAGCGAACCGCGTCCGGTGCCAGCGATGGACTACCAAGAAAAAGAAACAGCCCCGCGCCCAATAGGACGCGGGGCTTGGATCATTCCGCCAGCGTGAACGTCACCGTCTCGCCAGCCACGAACATCCGGTGCGTGCGAAGCACTGGCACCTGCGGCGTCGGCGGCGGCATGAGTACCTCGGGTTGCGCGCACATGGCGGAACCGTTCAGCGGGAGCCGCTCCAGCGTGAACGCTGGCGCTGGTCCGGCAATCGGATTCCATGGCGGGTTGACCCCGGGGAACTGCGACCAGCCGGAGCCAGCCCATGACCCGTTGCCAAGGCTGACCGCGTAGCCACCCCGCCACATCACCATGCCTTCACCGAACTGGAGGAAGACATCGGCGGCGACGGTCGGGGTCAAACAAAGTGCGAGAAGGTTAGCGAAGATTCGCATTGGCTGGGTCTCCGGGCAGTGCCCGCATGTTGGTGGCAATCGAAACGGCGTGATGCAAGGCGGAGTGAAGAGATACCGTCACGCCCGGCGGCATTTCGGCCTGAAGGTTGGCGCGGTATGCGTCCAACAGATCGAACGTGATCGGCGGCACCGGAATCGTCTTGCGGTTCTTCCATGTGCTGTGTGGATTCGCGGCGGAATTTGTCATCGAAATGAAACCTCGGTGTTGTGGTGTGCGGCGAGGAACTCGGACTCCGCAGCGTCGAACGCATCGGCTGCGGTTGCCCACCCGGCCTCGTCATCCGGGTCGGCCATGCGAAGGTCTTCGGCGGCTCGCACAAGCGCATCGGAAACTTGGTCTCCAATTCGCTTGGCTAGTACCACGGGCGTGAGCGAGCGATCGATGCGCATCCAGTACGAGACGGTGCGGAGGTGGCGCGGAATCACTTGGCCACCCCCGTCACAATCCGCTCCCGATCCGTCATGCGCTCGACGCAGATGGATCCGCCATCGCTGTCGCGCAGCGCCTTGGCCACGTCGCGGCACCTGTCGCTAGTGCGGATGCCGTCATGCACCAGCAGGTACAGGCCCTCGCAGATGGACTCCGCCAGCAGGTCGGTGTCGTACTCGTCTGCTTCGTTCGCCACCATGTCACGCCACACGATGGCGGTGCGAGCGAGGCTGCGAGCGACCACGGCTCCGACGAACCCGAGGTCGTGGCTGTTCCAGTCGGCCTGCATCAGCAGGGTGTTGCGCTTGCGCCGCTTGTCGTGGACTGCGACGGTCCCATCGGCCATGATGTAGGCGACAATGTGGACATTCGTGTTCGCCTTCAGGGAAATCACGGTGCATTCGTACATGTCAGGTCTCCGTAAGGGGTCAGGTGCTGGCCAACGTGGCAAGCCCAAGCCCCCCGGCGCGAACCGGGGGGCGAGGGCGAGTCACCATCAGGCGAGCGCAGCAACCGCCTTCCACACCTCGGCGGTGTCATCCGCCACGGTGCCGCCCCAGTTGGCGAAGCGGCGGACGGTGGGGTCCTTGACCCGGACGCTGTAGTCCGAGCGGACGTGCTGGATCCAGTTGGTGGCGGCGTTGGCCGCGACCCATGCCGTCGCACCGAACTGCTGCGACTCGCGGTCGAACACCTGCGCCATGTGCGCGAGGCCAGCGATCGCCTGCTCGCGGCTGCGCTCCTCCCACCCGTTGGTGGGCTTGGCCGGGATCTCGCCGTCGAGGCGCTGGATCACCTCGACCCACAGGTCCTGCACCTGTGTGCGCGTCATCTTGCGGGCGGCGAGCGCCGAAGCGAACTCGCGGCCCTTGGAGATCGACGCGAACCACGTGTTGATCGTGGTCTTCAGGTGTTCGACGCGGTGGTTGATGCCGCTGGTGTGGCGGAACGAGATCACGTCGCGGGACTGCCCCATCGCAGCCCGGTAGGTGTTGGCGCACACGACGCGCACGTTGGTGCCGAACGCCTTGAGCGATTCGCCACCGTCGTGCCCGTTGGCGAGCATGAGGTAGGGGGTGGTCACGTCGCCCTTGCCACCGATCTCCACGCTGGGTGCCTGAATCAGGAACCACACGCGCTTGCCGCCCCGGATGGACCCGGCGGACTCGATCTTCACACCCTGCTCCGACGAGGCGTCGCGCAGGGCGTAGGCCAGTTCGGCCAGCGTCTGATTCTGCACCGGGGTGTAGTCGGGGCCGACCACGCCGAGGACCGAGTGGTCATCGGAGCGGACCAGCACCTTGGCGGTGTCGGTCGAGACGCGGTACTCCGACTGCTCGCCGGGGTTGAAGATCCCGGTCAGGCTGGCGGACTCCTCGACGGTCCACTCCAGCCGGGCGAGGCGGAGGGCGGCGAAGGGGTTGGGGGCGGACTCCACGACGGTGCCGAGGCCGTGCCAAGCGGCGTTGCGGGCGAGGACGAGGCCGTCGTTCTGCTGAATCTCGTGCATGGTCAGTATCTCCGGTCAGGGGTCAGGTGTCCCAGTCACGCGACTGGAACATGGGTGAATGTACAGAGTATCGACTGGAAGTCAACAGACAATCCAGTAAATTTGCAAGATGGTCGCAAGCGACTGCTGGTTCGCGACTTGCGACAGGGTCTTCGGAAGTTTGGGCAGGGCAAGTAGACTTGGGGTGCGGCGATGTGGGTCAAGGGTGCGCACCTGATTCCCACACGGGCCGGGGCAGAAGGCCGTCAGGCACGTCCCCCGGCAGGCCAACCGTTGGTGCAAGTGAACATGCCGCAGTCAAAGGGCAGAGGGGGGCGGAACCGCCCCCCTCGCCCGAAGCAACACGATGGCCAGCCTCACGCGTCCGGATAGGTGGGTGGGAAGGCCACGTCGCAGATGATGCTGCCACGCAGGGCCGTCGCGATCTCGTCAAACTTCCACGACTCCAAGATCGCGGCGAAACAGTCGCGCACGATTTCGCAGGCGAGGTCGCTGGAGTCAACACAGATCGAAGAGATTCGCGATGCTGTGATCACCGCCAGCGCGGTGCTGCGCTCGCACGGGGTGTCGGACATGGACAGGGTCTGGCCGTTGACCTCGACGGTGAACGGGTTGCCGTTGCCCGTCGTGATGAATACGGTGACCTTGGGCTGGCTGCGCGTCCCGGCGAACAGGGCGGACACGCGGATCCCAGTGTCGGTGGCGAACTGGAGTGGAAAGTCGATATTTGACATGGTCAGGGTCTCCTCTGGTGGTGTGGTGTCAGTCGTGACGGGGGCAATCGGAATCGCCGCACAGCGACTCCCCGGGCTCGCAGTCGCGCCCGCAATGCGGGCACTCGTTGACGATCGTTCGCTCGGCCTCGGCCTGAAGGCGAACGGTGCGGATCACGGTGACGCGGTGCAGTCTGTTCGGTGTCATGGTCAGGGTCTCCGGTCAGGGGTTCAGGTGCTAGCCAACATGGCAAGCGCAGGGGCCACCTTGCGATGGCCCGAGCGCGAGTCACGCCGTCTCTGAATCAGTTGTCACCGTAGTCGTCATTGAACTCCCCGCGCCACGCGGCGATGGCCTCGGCGCTACCGCCTGTCCACACGGTCGCGTACTCGCCGTTGCGAACGCGCTCCACCGCCGCCGCGTAACCCTCGCGCAGCCGCTCGACCATGGCGCGAGCGCATCCCATCGCCTCGCTCTTGGTGGGGAATGACCAGCAGTCTAAAGCGTCGCCGTAAGAGTCGATCTCGCGCACCTCGTACTGCACCTCGGCTCGGTACTTGCGGCGGTTGCTGGCCACATGCTCCCGCCGGAACGCTACCTGCGCCCGTTCCAGCGCATCCCGTGCGGCGGACAGGGCTGCGGTCTCGGGAAGGGCCTCGATGGCCTTTCGCTGGGCCTCTGCGGCCAACGCCATGGCGTTGACGGCGGCGGTGCGTTGCTCGCGCAGGCGGTCGAGTTTGGTCGGTTGTGGCATGGTCAGATGCTCCGTATGGGTGAATGTGCGGGGCCAACGTGGCCGTCGCATCCGCCACCCCGTCGCCGGGGTGGGCGGTGCGCGGTCAGGTCATGGGCAGGGATGGGCGGACTTTGCATAGGGCCGCTTCAAGGGCGGCATGCGTTGCGGAGCGGTGCATGCTCGCTCCGTCCAGCGCCACACGCATGAATTCAGGGAAGTCCTCGTCGCACCAAGGCACTGCGTTGTAGGCGCGGAGTGTGTGCGTGTGCCACGCCGACGCCCTGACGTAGGCGCTCGTTGCGGCTGCGACCTCTGTGTACAGGTCTCCGCGCACGTCGCCCAGCATGGCCATGCACCCAAGGGAGGCGCGGGCCGCATGCAGGGCATCGTCGGTGGTGGAACAGGACTCCGCGAGCAGTCCACACAAGGAGATGAACTGCTTCGCCCACGCGGGGGTACGAGGCGGGGCGGGCTTGCGACTGGTCTTCATGGTCAGGTCTCCGGTCAGGGGTCAGGTCATGCGCGTCACGGTGACGCGCCCCTTCCCCCCCGTTGCCGGGGGGGGTGGGGCGTTGCACTGGTTAGGCGGTGGCGGGGACGAACACTACGGTACGGTCATCGGGGTCGGTGTCGAGCGTCGCTGATGCGCCGTCCGGCATCGTCCACTGCCACGCCGCGCCCACCCGGCGAATGTCGGTGCCGCCCGCGAGGCGGACGAACACGTGGGCATCGGTGTAGGACGGGAACACAACGGCGTATTCGCCATCGGTGCCGCTCGCCCACTGGCGGTAGATTTCAGGGGCGGTGCCGGGCTTGATTCGGATGCACTTGGTCATGGTCAGGTCTCCGGTCAGGGGTTGGAATCGCGTCCAATGACGCGCACTAGCCCCCCTCGCGGGGGGTAGGTGCGGGGCACGGGTCAGACGGACAGGGCAGGGAGCAGGGCGCGGATCCGCTCGCTGTGTTGCAGGGGGAAGGGTTCGCAGGGATCCATGGAGTGCTTGGCAGCAGTCCGGATCGAGTTCCGCATGGCGTTCAGGCGAAGATCCGGGCAGGCGTCCGGGTTCGTGCCGCTGAACAGACCGAACAGGTGTTCGCAGGAGACGCAGTCGGTCACGTCCTGCGAATCGATCTCCGCCGACTCGACGGCGCAGGCGATCGACAGCGTCGCGGCGTAGGTCACGTCGGCGTACCTGCCGTTGACCTCCGTCGTGCGGCTGATCCGCAGGGTCACTTTGCGAACGTGCTTGCAATCGGGCAGGCGCAGTCGGGCGGACTGGATGGCGGTCTCGACGACGGTCGTCTTGCGGAGGAAAGCGGTCAGTTCCATGGTCAGGGTCTCCGGTCAGAGGCGAGCCTGCAACACGCGTCGCAGGCGAATGCCGCGCAGTCGGGTTTCCCCGGCTGGCGGCTGGTTGGTTCGCACTCCCTGTGTCCGCAGGCGTTCGGCCTGCTGGGGAGCGCGTCTTCACTTGCCAAAGATCACCGACACACACACTGTACAGGCTGGCCACAGGAAGTCAACAGGCAAGAACGAGAAATCCAAGAAATTTCGCAGATTGTCAGAAAGCCCTATGGAAACACGGGTTGCGCGAGACTGCGAGCGCAGAACCCGGCACAATGCGCGGGAATGAGCGAGGAACCGGACTGGCTGGAAGAGTTCGTGAAGAATTTCACGAAGTCTGGAGATCGCAAGGCAGCGTGGCTGCGAGCGTGGGCTGATGGCGCAGGCTGGCGGGGCGCTTGCGCTGCTGCTGGCGTGGCGGAAAGCACTCCCGTGGGCTGGGAGAAGGCGGACCCGGCCTTCGCGCAGGCGCGAGCGACCGCCGAGCGCGTGGTGGCCGAGCGGCACGAGGAGACGCTGGACGGCATTGCGTCCGGCGCGTCGCCGGGTTCGCAGGTGCAGTTGAACGCGCTGGCGCTCCGGCTGCGGGGCTTGAAGCCCGGGCGGTACCGGGACGGTGTGCAGAAGGTCGAGGTGTCCGGCGGGCTGCGCGTCGAGGACGGCAACGCCAGCAGGGCGCTGGAGATGCTGGAGAGGTTCGCTGCGGCTGCGAGACTTCGCGCCGAGCAGCAAAGTCCGCCAGCCCTGCCGGAGCCGGGCGATGGCTGACGATGGGCGGGGACGCCCGAGAGGCGCATCGAAAGACTGGCTGGCCAAGCGCAAGGCCGCACGGCTCGCAGGCGGCGAGGCGTGGGCAGCGTGGCAAGCCGCCCACCCCGGCGGGGTACCCACCACCGCAGAGCGAGCAGCCGCCACCCGCGCCGCCGTCAAGCGCAAGCGAATGCAGAACCGGGGCTACGCCCGCGCCAAGGCACGACCCGCCAAGGCCAGCCCAGCCCCAGCCCCCGCCCACCCCCCCGCCGGGGCCGACCCCGCCCCCCCGGGGGGTCCTGCGTCCGGATCCCCCGGGCCTGCCGCGCCGCCGGAGTCCCACCCCCGTCTGCGTCACGGAGCCCCCTATTCCCCCAGTACGGATCCCCTATGCCTCCCTTCGTGGCCTGCGGACTTGGCTGATGTGATGCGGCTACGGGAGTTTGTGGTGACGGGCGCATCGCCAGCGGAGCGGGCGGATTTGCACGCCTTGTTCAAGTCGGATCCTGCGGCGTGGCTTGCACTTACGGCGTGGACGTACCGGGTCAAGGAGGTTGGTCTTGACGGTCGCGAGAAGCCTGTCGCGGTTCCTGACGTACCGTTCATTCCTTGGCCTGTGCAGATTGGGGCGATCCGTCGGTTGCGGACGTGCGTGGGCGATGGTCGTGACGTGGTGGTTCGAAAGAGCCGTGACATGGGTGCGTCATGGGTGGTGTTGGGGTTGGCGGTCTGGGGGTGGATGTTCCATGGGTGGCAGAGTCTGTTGGTGAGTCGCGTGGAGGACAACGTGGACCGGACGGGCGACCCGGACAGCCTGTTCTGGAAGGTGGATTACTTATTGGCAAGTCAGCCCGGGTGGTTGCTTCCCTGTCCTGTTCCGGAGTTGCGCAAGGGTGGTCAGTATCGGCAGCACATGGTGTTGCGTCATCCGCAGAGTGGGGCGACGATTGCGGGTCAGGCGAGTGGCGCGCACATTGGCCGTGGTGGTCGGCGCACGTTTGTGTTGTTTGACGAGTTCGCGGCGCTTGAGGACGACGACGCTGCGTGGCGGTCGGCATCTGACACAACCTCTTGTCGCATCGCGGTTTCCACTCCGATTGGGTATGGGACGCGGTATGACAGGTTGGTGGGCGAGGCGCGTGGGACGGGGAACCCGGAGTTGGTTGAGATGCTGTACTACCAGCATCCGGAGAAGGCGCATGGGGCGGAGACCCGGGTTGACTTTGACGGCAGCATAAGTGGGGTTGTTGGAAGCACTTACATCTGGACGCCATGGCTTGCCGACCAGTTGCGCAAGCGTGACAAGGTGGACTTGGCGCAGAACGTGTTTGCGGAGGCGATGGGTGCTGGCGCGGCGTTCTTCCCGAGCGTGACGATTACGAGTCATCGGCGGGAGTTTGGCCGGGAGCCACGCCGGGCGAACTGGATTCGTGGGAAGTGGGTGGACAGCCCGACTGGTCGGTGGCGGTTGTGGGGTGACGAGGACCCGGTGGTGTCGTCGTATGCGGTGGGGATTGACCCTGCCTACGGGACGGGGAACCACGCGAGTGCGGTGGCGGTGTTGGACGTGACGGACAAGCGGTTGGTGGCGATGATGGTGGATGCCAACATCACGCCTGCGGACTTGGCTGCGGAGGTGGCGGAGGTGTGTCGTGGGTGGTATCGGGAGGCGGTGGTGGCGTGGGAGGTGAACGGGCCCGGCCAGAGTTTGCAGCGTGACTTTGAGGCCCAGCGGTTCCATCGTGTGTGGAAGCCTCGCAAGGAGGGCAAGACCACGCACGGGATCATTGACCGGGTTGGCTGGGTGTCGAGCGAGCAGAGCAAGCGCCTGTTGCTTGGAAACCTGTCGAGGTCGGTCCAGCAGGGTGAGATGGTGATCCCATGCACGGGGACGTTGGACGAGATGTTGGCGTATGTGTTGGATGGGAATGGGCGGGTGATCCCGGGCAGGCTTCGGGACGAGAGCACGGGTGCGCGTGAGAACCATGGCGATAGGGTGATTGCGCTTGCCTTGGCGTGGATGGCCATGGATGATGCACCTGTTCCGGGCGGGGAGCAGGAGTCGTACGCTCCCGGCACGGCAGGAGACCTCTTGCGCCATTGGGAGGTATTTCGATGATTGCAAACGCTGACAGGGTCAGGCATTGGGCCGACGAGAACGAGGAAGAGATCATCTTCGCTGATGGTCTTGACGATGCCGTCATTGGCCTGACGCGGGACATGAAGACGGGCGCGTGGCGGGTGGTCTACGACACGCACCGGGTGGTTCAGGTCTTGGTCAACGACAAGGGCATGGACCACGACGACGCGGTCGAGCACTTGGAGCACAACATCGTGTGTGCATACGTGGGCGAGGGAACCCCCATTTGGTCGTTCCTGCCGATCATCGAGGAAGCAGACTGATGGCGAAGAAGCGTGGCCCGAACCTGTCGGTTGGCCGTGGCGAGAAGTTGCCTGTGTCCAAGGGCGCTGGCCTGACGGCCAAGGGCCGTGCGCGTTACAACCGGGCGACGGGAAGCAAGTTGCAGGCCCCGACCAAGGACAAGAACGATCCTCGCCACAAGTCGTTCTGTGCTCGATCCCGGTCGTGGACTGGGGAGCGCGGCAAGGCTGCACGGGCAAGGTGGGGGTGCTGACATGGCCAAGAACTCGCTGGTCGGAAACATCAGCAAGCGTCGCAAACTTGGGATCTCGCGCCCCAAGTCTGCCAGCACTGTCAGCGCGAAGTCATATGCCGCCATGAAGCGCGGCTGGAAGAAGAGCAAGTGATGCCGAAGGTCGGAAAGAAGAAGTTCCCGTACACCGCAAAGGGCAAGATGGACGCCAAGGCCGCTGCGAAGAAGATGGGAATGTCCGTAAAGGCGCGGCGCAAGTGAACGGGTTCCTGCGGATTCGGTCGTCGTGGTATCCCGTCGATGCAATCCACCAGATCGATGATCTGGGTGGTCGTGTCCGGATCACGCTGCATGGCAACATCAAGATTGACCTTGACCCCATTGAGGGAGAGAAGGTCATGCGCCAGTTGCAGGGGAAGTCGGAGCCCACGACCGAACCGCAGGCCACGTTGCCGTTGATGGCACGCGTTGCGGCGCTTGAGGCTCGCGTCATGGCGTTGACCGCCACCAGTGATCTCATCCGGCAGAACAAGGCGGTAAAGACCAATGCTTGACTTTTCCAGCATCTCGCGAATTCGTGACGAGATCGATCGCGCCGAGTGGTTCCGCGATCAGCACCTTGCCACCCCAAAGGAACTGCGTGAGTGGTTCACTGGGCAGGGATACCGCGATGGGCATGGCATTGACCACCCAGAGAACGCGGTGCATGCCTATGTGAGCATGGTGCTTCCACGCATCGTGCATGACAACCCCAAGGTCCGCGTGACGAGCGCCCGCCCGGAAGTCCAGCGCACGGCGTGCGTTGCGATGAAGGCGGCACTGAATCGGTGGTCCAAGATGACCCGCCTGCGTTCCACCATCGAACGCATCGGAACTGACATGCTGCTTGGCTGGGGAATCGGGCTGGTGGTGAACGAGCCCAAGGGAGCGGAACGCAAGTGGGATGCCGACGGCCCCTACCTTCCGCGCATCTATCGCATTGATCCTGCGAGGTTTATCCTCGATCCTGCGGCCATGCACTGGGAAGAGGCCCGCTTCATGGGCCATGTCTGGATCGGTGACAAGGATGACCTGCTGCGTCGCGCCGAATCGGACGAGACGTGGAACAAGGAAGTCATCGAGATGCTGGCCACGAACAACGGGGTGGACGAACTGCGCGACAATCGCGACATCCCAGAGCGGTACGAACTCGCCATCTATGAGATTTGGGTGCCAGAACTGGACCCGATGGCGGCAGAACTGCTGGACGAGATGACGGATCAGGCGCTTGTGAACGGCACGATCTACACGGTCGCGAAGTACCAGAGCAGTTCCAACGACTGCCAGTGCGAGATGATTCGCAAGCCGCTCCCGTACTACGGCCCCCCGACGGGTCCATACACGATGTTCGGCGCATTCACGGTCCCGAACGACCCCTATCCGCTGTCCCCGATCGTTGCCTGCCGGAACCAGATCGAGTACTGCAACGACATGGCCAAGAGCCAGCAGGAGAACCAGAAGCGGTACAAGCGCATGCTGGTCGGGGATGCCAAGAACCCGAAGTTCCTACAGGACGTGGTCAACGCGCCGGACATGTATGTCTTTGCGGAGGCTGGACTTGACGCTCGCAGCCTTCAGCCCGTCGAGATCGGCGGAAGCACGAACCAGCACATCCAGTCGGTGGAGACGGCCAAGGAGCGGCTGGACCGTGCGCTTGGCATGTCGGACGCCATGCGCGGAAACATCGCCGGATCGGCCAGCGCAACGGAGGTGGCGGTGGCAGAATCCGCCAGCACCATGCGTATTGCCCACCTGAAGCGCGCATTTCAGGATTCCATGGACCTCATGTTGCGCAATGTGGCGTGGTACATGTTCCACGACAACCGAATCGTCCTCCCGGTCGGCGGGGAAGACACTGCCGCCATGGGGATCGCGGACCCCGTGTTTCAAGGTGGCTTGAAAGTTGGGGCATGGGAGGACATGCAGATCGATGTGGACGCCTACAGCATGGAGCGGACCAGCGAGATGCTGGCGTCGCGCCGGGCGGTGGAGACGTTCCAAGTGGTGACGCAGGCGGCGCAGGCCATGCCGATGATGCCATGGGTCAAGTGGAAGGACCTGCTCGGGTTCCTTGGCGACGCCCAGAACGTGCCCCAGATGGCCGAGTTCATTGATGACAGCCAGTTGCGCCAGATGCGGCAGGCCATGCAGGCTCCGCAAAATCCGGCGCAGGGGGGTGTTGCGCAAACCGCAGCGGCCCCTTCTCCTACAGGTGAAGCACCAGCAGTTCCGCCCGCAGCGCAGGCGGCGATTGCTGGAGCGCGTGAGCGAATGTAATGCCAGCATACGAATTTCAGACAGCAGAAGGCCAGATCATCGAATGCGTCTTCGCCATGAGCGAAGCGCCGACCATCGGTGCCGTCTACGACCATCCGATGTTTGGGCCCGTGACGCGAATTGCAAGCACAGCGCAGGTCAGCCCGAACTTCACCACCAGCACGTATCCCTATGTCAGCCGCGCACTTCCGAGAAATCTTCCGGGTGTGAAGTGCGATTCGGTTGGCCACCCAATCATCCATAGTCGCCGTGAAGAACGCAATGTTGCGGCTCGTCATGGCTACATCCGAGCAGAGGACTGAACATGGACAGCAATGCTGAACCCATCGTGCAGACCGAGACTCCGTCCAGTGGGGCGGAGGAGCAGGTCAAGCAGGACAATTCGCCATCTAACGAGGCCGTCACGGCTGAACCGCTAGATGAAGATGACATTGTCTTGCAGAGACTGCTTGATGAACTCGCGGCAGAAGAACCCCAGCCAACCGAAGCCTCGGCTCCGGTCGCTGCGGAAACCACGCCGGAAGTTCCCACCATCGACCGTGAAGCGGTTGCCAAGATCCTGAAGAGGGACGGCGTACCCGATGAGGTCATTTCCAGCACTTCTCCAGCAATCCTCCAGCAATGGGCGGATGCGGCTGTGAAGCGCCAGAAGGATGTTGACTCGTACGGCGGTCGATTGAAGGAGATGGAGGCACGTCTTGCGACGAGCCAGCAGGCGACGCCTGCGCAGGGCAACACCCCTGTTGCAGCCGAACCGACCAAGGCTGATCCGTTTGCACAGATGGCACAGGTGTACGGCGAAGAACTCGTCGCCCCTGTTCGTGCTGCCTTCGTGTCCCAGCAGCAGCAGATGCAAGAACAACTGCTGTTGGCGCAGGCCCGCGCTGCTGATGCGTCACTCCGTGTCCAATATGGAGCAAAGTCTCCTACGTGGGACGCGGTATTGGCCAAGATGTCGGAACTCGGGTCTGCCAAGCCGGGCGGGTATGCAAGCGTCGATTCTCTTGCCGCTGCTGCCTACTCGGAAATCGTTGGATCAGCAAGTGCTCAACCCACAAACGTACGCGCTGCACAGCCGACTGCCCCAACAAAGGGAAACACAGCCCCAGTGAAGCCGCCTGTTCGTGACGAGGACGACCTGATCCTTGACCAGATTCTTTCGGGCGAAGGTGGTCGCCTTCGCACCGCGCTACGCAAATAAGGAGTAAGGCAAAATGCCTGCAATTACCCAGTTCAATGACTTCATGCAGAGCACTGGCCCTGCATACCTGAAGTCCGCAGATGCCGTCATCATGGAGGCGGTCAAGAACAACTATGTCCTTTCCCGTCTTTTGAAGGAAAAGGCAAGCGAAACTCTCATTCAGTCCGGAACGACGATTCGTGATGTCATTGTCTTTGACGATGCCGCCACGTACCAGAAGTACCAGCCCAACGATACGTTCACGTGGATGAACCCGCAGGTCACCGACACGCTGTCGGCGGCGTGGCGCTTCAGCATGGATTACATGGCGTGGACTGATCAGGAGGTCGAACTCAACGAGGGCGATCCGAAGACGCTCTATAAGCGCCTCAAGCGCGTCAAGGAAATGCGCATGTGGACTTCCATGCTCAACGGCATGGAAAACGACCTGTGGGCTGCTCCGCAGGGTCAGGGCAGCGCGATTGAGTCGTCCAGCGGACGCGAGCCGTACTCCATTCCCTGCTTCATCACCGAACAACTCAATTCGATCACGACGTTTGGTGATCGTGGTGGTCGTCCCACTGGGTTCGGAAACACGGTTCTCGGAATCGACCCCACGGTCGATGCTCGCTGGACGAATCAGGTTTCGTTCTATGACCGTAACGCAGACCAGAATGCTGCGCCTACGAGTGCAACCATGTCGAACCATAACGCTGGAACGCGCCTGATTGGTGGGCTTTTTCCGGCGATGGACGAAATGTACCTCAAGGTGCAGTTCAAGGCGCCTCTTACGCAGCGTCAGTACTTTGAGGAAACCAACTTCCAGCGCCAGATGATTCTTTGCTCTCGCGTTGGAATGAACCAGTACAAGCGTGCCCTTCGTGCGGAAAATGATGTTCTCGTCAACCTTCAGGATGCTGCGTACAACACGCCGACGTTCAGTGGAATTCCGCTTGAGTACTGCGCCAACCTTGATGACGCGGCAATTTTCCCGGCGCATACTTCGGCGGTGACCGACACGCTTACGGGTCGAAACGCCCCGACTTCGGCATCGACTACCGTTGGCCAGACGGAAACCAACGCGAACACGATTGATAAGGGACCGCGCTACTACTTTATCAACGGCCAGTACCTTACCCCGATTTTCCACACGACGCGCTACATGAAGAAGCACGACGTGATGCGTCATCCCAATCAGCCGTTTAGTTGGGTGCAGCCCGTTGACTGCTGGTGGAATCTGTTCTGCAACAGCCGTCAGCGCCACGGAATTGTTTCTCCCGTCCGCCGCAACGACACGTGATTATTAGGGGGGCGGGCGCAAGCCCGCCCCCAACACCACTTTCATAAGGAACATCATGTCACTCACTATTTCTTCATCCGTGCAGCCGTCGCTCGGGGTCGAGCCGCGCCGCCTGATCGTTCGGTGCCGAAACTCCGAGGCAAGTTCGACCATTTCGCGTGGTGCGCTGGTGCGTCTTGACTTTGCCTTGGCGTCGGGAAGCACGGAAAGCGGTCAGGGCACTGCCGCAATTACGGCTGCATCCAACAGCGTGTTTGCAAACGTGGTTCTTGGACCGACTACGGGAGCAGCCACTACGTCGGGTTTTTATGGGATTGCACAGGAGTCCATCGCTGCCGGAGCCACTGGCGCAGTGATGCTTGCTGGAATCACTACGGCGAATGTCGCTTCTGCAACCTACGCGGTTGGTCAGCGTGTTGGTCTGTCGGCTTCTGCTATTACTGCTGGGACCATGACCAACGCCACGACCACGCAGACGATCGCGGTGGTTCTTGTCGGTGGTACGACAGTCACTTCGATTACCGTGCTGCTGCCCGGTGATCTGTCGTTCGGGATTACGGCGTAAACAATTCCAATAACTCCACTTGACGGGGAAACCCGCCAAGTGGAATTTTCTATGCTTACATACGGTGATCTAAAAAACCATGTTCTGCTTGCTATCGGTGGCCGTCCATCGACGGCTGCTGGTCAGACAGTTGCACAGCGGCAGGCGGAGATCATCAACATTGCTGGCGAACACCTGTTTACGCACCCGTGGCGATTCAGGGAGCAGACAGACGTTGTTGCCACGGTTCCCGCCCAGTCATGGGTGGCGCTTCCGGCGGCGTTCTCCGAACTGACGCAGGTCTGGCGGCAGAACCAGCAGGTTGCTGTTCTGTCTCCCGAACAGGTCGAAACCGCCCGGGCATCAAATTTCAACGACCGAACCTTGATGGCCTATGTCAGGGTCGTCGTTCCGACGACCGCAGCGCCAACCCAGACGCATCGTCTGGAACTGTATCCGACCCCGATCGCTGCCGAAAACCTCAAGGTGCTCTTCCGGGCTGGGTGGGTTCAGGTTGCGCACGACACGGCAAATGATCACGTGGTGTCCATCCCGCAGCATGTTGAGGCAACGCTGATAGCCTATGTTCGTGCCGTTGCAGAGGGCTACGAAGATGGAAGCCAGAGCCAGCGATTTGCGGAAATTGAGGCTGGTCCGATCTTCGGTGCAGCCAAGCAAAAAGACGGCATGATTCAGAGCAATTTCGGCCCGGTCCAGCCGACGGTGTGGGGATGGTCCGATGCGCGTGGCAGTGGATTTAGGATGGTCAATACCGTAAGCAACCCATAAGGAACGAATATGTCTCAATTTGGTTTGAAGGGCGTTATTGCGACTCCACGCACGCTTGTAAGTAACTGGTCGGCAACTCCGACTATTACGCTTCCTGCAACCGCAAGTATCACAGAGCGTGTTTATACGCAGACCCGCCCAGCAACTACAACGACTGGAAATGGCGCTGGGATCATTGTCAATCCAACTTTCAACTTTCTTCGCATTACACCTTTGGTTAGTGGGTCCGGAACCGCATATACGTTGAATATTCTTGGGTGGACGTTCAACGAGGTGATTTCGCGGTGGTATCCGATTCCGATCGTTAGCCAGCCCCTCACGAATGCAACCACTGGAAGTTTTGCGTATCCGCTCGGCGGTTCTCCGCCGACCGTGTTTGGTGCCGTGACGATTGCGGATCCGACTACCGCTGGTAATCGAACGCGGTATCCGGGATTTGCCGGAGGCTCGCGATATGGCACGCTTGTTGTTGATTGCATTGCGTGTGATCTCGTAGAACTAATTTTCAGTAGTTCCGTTGGCGGTGAGTTCGCCGGAGCATTTATTGGGGAATTCTAATGCGATTTAGAATTCGTGGAACTCCAAACGACTCCGGTGCTCGCCAAATGCTCAGAGAGCGTCAGGCGCGCGCCACATTCACGCTTCCAGCAAGAACTGGCGAAGCACTTGTGTCAGCGAATAATGTTGCTGGCACCCTGACGATAACGGC